TGCTTTGATTAGTACTGGTAGACAGAACGGCAAGACCACAATGCTTTCCGCTTTGGTGGGCTTTTGCTTGACGGAGTTGCCTCGTATCTGGGGGCGACCAGTCAGGATTATGTCAACCGCGCACGAACTTGGTTTAGCGACCGAAGTCTTTGAGGACTTGCGCGAAGTCTTTGAACTGCTTGAAGAGTCTGGATTAGCGAAGGTGACGTGGGCCTATGGACGTCATCAAGTCAAGATGCTTGATGGGTCGGTTTACAAAGTCAATAGCGCAACAGGCAAAAAGCATGGTGGGACATGGGACATTTTGATAGTCGACGAACTCTGGGCAATCAGTGAGAGCACGTATTTCGGGGCCTTGAAACCAAGTCAGATTGCTGTGCCATCACCACTGGCTTTTCTTGTCTCCACTGCCGGCGACGAGTCATCACGGGCGTTTCTTAAATTACGCGAGCAAGCCTTGGGCGTCATTGACTCGGGTGAGCGCTCTGACTTGTTCATGGCTGAATGGTCTTTGCCCACTGGGGTGTCTCCTGACGACCAGCAGTATTGGGGTTATGCCAACCCAGCCCTTGGGCGGACAATAACTATGAAAGGTTTAGAAAGTGCAGCTGCAGCTCCTGACCGTTCGCAGTACCTTCGAGCGCATTGCAATCTTTGGGTGGCTGCCGCTAACTCATGGATAAATCCGGGAGAATGGGCAAAGCGTTATACCACAAATCAAACGCTGACTGGTGTCAATTCAGTGTTGGCTGTGGACAGTTCTGTGGACGATTCAAAATATGTTGGCATTCTTTGTGGCCTTAACAGTGACGGCGACATTGTTGCCAGCGTTGCTTTTACTTGCGAAACGAACCGCCAAATGTGGCGACACATCGAGCGTCTGATGGAAGACCCCAAACTGAAATTGGCTATCACCCCAACCCTTGACCTTCACACCCCAGAGCCTTTAATCCGTCGGCGCTCTCTTTGGGGCTACGCAGAAATGATTAAATACACGGGGCTGGTCAAGTCAATGATTACCGAAGGACGGCTGCTTCACACTGGTGAAGAGATGCTGGCAGAGCACGTCAACCGCGCAACGCTTGTCAAAGCCAACGGCGCTGTGGTGTTAAGTTCTCAAAAAAGTCCGGGCCCCATCGAATGCGCTCGGTGCCTTGTAGCAGCTGCTTCGCTGGTGTCTCGACCGACTCAATCTGGTCGGGCAATGATGGGTTCAGCAAGATAGTTGCAAATGCAACTTGTTTGTGTAAGACTCCGCCCGTGGGATTCTTCACTCCAAAAGTTACGACTGCACAGATATCGTCTGCCCCAGTAAAAGCTGCCGCTGGCGCTGGCGCTGCACAGATTAATGACTTCCTTGCATATAGCACAGGCGCAGCTGAACAACGTGCATTGCAGAACCCAACGGTGTCACGCTCGAAAGACCTTTTGGCTTCCATGATTGGTTGCCTTGAAATGCGCCACTACTCAAAGCAGTGGACAGGCGAGCGGTACGAAGAAATCTATCTACCACTTGAACCGTGGATGGAACAGCCAGACCCAAAGGTCACGCGCAACTTCTTCTATTCAAATATCTTTAGTGACCTTTTCTTTCACGGTCGCGCATTCGCTTTTGTAACTTCTCGTTACTCAACAGGCTTGCCAGCATCATTCACTTGGCTTCCTGCAGCCATGGTGTCAACTCCCAACCAAACTGGGCCTCAATGGTTCGGCCCTTCTGACGTTGTTCAATTCAATGGGGTTGACATTGGCGACAGCAACGACGTCATTCAATTCTTGTCTCCCATTCAAGGGCTCCTATACCAAGGCGCTCGCGCTTTGTCAATAGCAACTCACCTTGACCAAGCCGCTGACCGTTACGCAACTTTGGAAACCGTTCCCGGATATTTACAGCAAAAGGGCGGCGAAACTCTTGACTCTGACAGCCTCAGCGAAATTGCAGCTGCATGGTCAGCAATGCGTCGCCAGAATGCCATTGGTGCGCTTAACGACTACGTTGAGTTTAAGGAATTCAGCGTTTCGCCAGCAGAAGTAGTAGGCGAACAACGCAAATATCAGTCATTAGAAATTGCCCGTGTATCTAACATTCCTGCTTACCTTGTTTCTGCTCCACAAGAAGGTTCAGGCCTGACATACACAAACGTTCAAGACAGTAACCGTCAACTGTATCTTTATGGTGCAAAACCATTTATTGAATGCATTCAGCAAACCCTTTCGGCCTCCAACATTCTTCCACGCAATCGCTACGTTGAATTTGATGTAGAGGGTTACCTTGCCGAAGAAATGTACCAAGACGTCATGGTTGAACCAGCCGTTGACGTATCAGTAGAAAGCCCAACATGATTCATTTTGTAAATGTCCCCATCACGCTCGATGCCGCTGCAAGCGAAGAGGCACCTAAAACCATCACCGGAATAGCAGTGCCTTGGTTTCCAGTTTCGGCCCAAGTTATGGATGGCACCAAGGTGTCTTTTCAACGTGGCGCATTTGACTTAAATATGAAATCACCAAAACTTTTAGAAAATCACGACATGAGCGCATTGCGCGGCGTCGTAAGTTCACTCGCTGATATGCCCGAAGGACTTGGATTCACCGCCACGTTCGCAAAGACGGGCGCAGCCGCTGACGCCATTGAACTCGTAAAAGCAGGCGCTTACGACTCAGTGAGCGTTGGCGCTGTCCCAACAAAGTTTAAGTACGACAAGAACGGCGTCATGGTCGTTTCAAAGGCAGACCTCGTTGAGATCAGTCTTGTCGCACAACCAGCATTTAAAGATGCTGTCATTACAGAAATCGCTGCATCAGAACCAGAAGATGCAACCGAACCCACCCCAACAGATTCCGAGGAGGAACCAGAAGTGGCAACACAAGAAAACCCAGTGGTTGAGGTCGAGGCTTCAATCATTCCAACAACCCCAATCTACGCAACCGCAAAGCGTGAATTCATTCTTCCAACAGCAGCCGAATACATTTCAGCCGCATTTGTTGGCGGAGACAAATGGCGCGAAATGAGCGAAGGCCTACGCGCCGCTGCTCCAAATATCGTGTCGGATGACAACCCCGGAACCCTCCCAATTAGCGTGGTCGCTCCTGTCTACAATAATTTCATAGGTCGTAGACCAGTTTGTGATGCCGTGGGCGTTCGCTCAATGCCTCAAGGCGGCAAAGTATTTATCCGCCCAGAAGTCACAACGCACACCAGCATTGGTGCATCAATTGCTGAACAATCACCAACAGCAGGAACACTTGTTGTTTCAAGCAACCAAGTAACAAAGCAACTTTTTGGTGGCTATGTAAACGTTTCAGAATTTGACATCGATGTAAGTCAGCCAGAAATTTTGTCGGTTGTACTTGACGACATGGCTCGCATTTATGCAAACCAGACGGACAACTATGCAGCAGACCAATTGGCTGCAGGTGCAAGCACCACACGCAACTTTACTGCCGCAGACTTGGATGACCCAAGCGTTTGGTCAGCATGGGTAGCAGGTGCAGCGACAACAATCCTGTCATCGTCTAACGGAAACTTGCCAACTCACTTGTTCCTCGCCGCCGATATCTGGGGCGATTTACTCGGGCTTTCAGATTCGAGCAAGCGTCCGTTGTTCCCACAGGTTGGGCCAATGAACGCTTACGGAAACCTTGCACCGGGACAAGTAAACGGAAACGCTTTTGGGTTGTCCGTTGTAGTTGACCGCAACTTTGCTAACGGCACACTCATTCTTGGTGACGCATCAGGTTATGAACTGTTTGAAATGCAAAAAGGGGCCATCAGTATTGACTCACCTTCGACCTTGTCACGGACAGTGGCTTTCAGAGGCCAGTTCGCAGCCCTAATGATTGACAACTCAAAGTTCGTCAAGGCTGCTTTCGTCTGATAAAGATGAACTAGAAAGACTGCAAGACCATGGCTACCTTTAACCTCGCATTTCACACGCGACTAGAGGACTATGCCATCTTGCAGACTTTTGTGGACACAGACATTCAAAGTCAAGACTCGGTAGTTGTAGCAGGAGCAGCACACAACTTAAACGGTACTTACACTGTTATTTCTACCGAGCCTTACTTGTTCATGGGCGTTTCAGAAGAAGGCGACTTGCTTTTTGACTATGACGTCATCATGGAAAACCAATTCATCTATGTCAGCGCAGGCGACGACCTTGCTCGAAGCATTGCCACCGGCACTGTTACCTTCACCCCGTCTTGCTCATGGATTACTTCAGCCGATGTAACCAGTTGGTTAGGCATCGAGGTTGCTACGGCAAATGACACCGCATTTATCGCTGTATGCGTCTCAGCTGCTAACTCTTGGGCATTTAGAAAGCGTAGAGAGGCTGGCTACACAGACAGCCTTACAACGGCTCCTGACGGCGCAGCCAAACTAGGAACAATCATGTATGCAGCCACCCAATATCGCTCCCGTGGCGCTGTTGACGGTTACGCATCTTTTGACTCAATGGGCATGGGTACCCCAACCATGTCCCTCGGTCAGATTATGCAATTGCTTGGTTGTGGAAGACCGCAGGTCGCCTAATGGCTGCAACAGGCATTCTCTATGAAGCAGTCAACGCCACCAAGACCGCATTGACGACTTTAGGCTTGAAACCAGTTACAGACCCACGCAATGCTCGACCATTGTCAGTAATGATTGAATTGCCAACGCTCGATGCTTTCACATACAACGTGGGCGATATTCGGTTAGTTATTCGCGTTCTTGCTGGGCCACCCGGAAATCAAGACAGCGGAGATTACTTGATGACAACTGTCGACACAATTATGAACTCACCCATCGCCATAGTGGACGGAAGGCCATCTCTTGCTTCATACGGCGAACAGATGCTTCCTTGCTATGACATGACCGTTGCCGTAGCAGTACGGCGCAACTAGAAAAAGGAGCCACCAATGGCAACAACAACATTCCTATCCAACGCGACTATCGGAATCACCCAAGGTGCAACCACAACTGACTTGTCAGACCAAGCCAACGCTTGCATGATTACCATCGGTCAAGACTCCCTTGAATCAACAGCCTTTGGTGACACTGGTCATCGTTTCACTGGCGGCCTCCAAACAGTAGAGGTGTCAATCACTTTCTTCCTGTCATACGGCGCAACCGAAGTTGAAGCAATCCTTGCATCATGCGTAGGCACAGGCACCACGGTATTAACCATCTCCCCATCAGGTGCATCAGAGTCAGCCACCAACCCTGAGTACGTTCTTACAAACTGTATGCTCGCCAACTTCACCCCAATCAACTCAACAGTTGGTGAACTCGCAACCGTAGAGGCCACCTTTACTGGCGGCACTTGGGTACGCGACGTCACCGCTTAAACCAGAAACAACATCATGCAACTCACGCTCAAAGTCACGACAGACCAAACGACCTATGAGGTTAAAACAAACCTCTACGTCATAATCGCTTGGGAACGAAAGTTCAAACAAAAAGCCTCCAACCTTGCCACTGGCGTAGGACTTGAAGACTTGGCGTTTATGGCTTTTGAATCATGCAAAGTAAACGGCATTGCAGTGCCAGCAATCTTTGATGATTATGTCAAGCGTCTGGTCGCTATTGAAGTGGTATCGGATGAACCAACAAACCCCACCAGCGAGGCACCTACTCACGCTCTCTAGCAGAAGTGCTAGTTGAGACTGGGTGGTGGCCTCCACAAATACCTTTCGAGACGCAAGACATGAACACTGTGATAGACGTGATAAATAAAAGCAGGCGCAAGTGACAGCCACAGCATCTGTTGAAATTGTTGGCGCTAAAGAAGCAATCAAGGCTCTTGGCAAAATTGACAAAGACCTTCGCAAACAGTTCAACGCCGACGCTAAACAGATTGCCCAACCATTAGTTTCTCTAGCGGCTTCTCGATATCCCGATACTCCCTTGTCCGGAATGAATCGCAACTGGACACAAGGCAATAAGAAAATCTTTCCTTATACCAAAGCCAAAGCCGTCAAAGGGCTAAAGGTTAAGTTTTCTACTCGGCGAAATGATGCCAATGTCATTTATGTGACACAATCTGATGCTGGCGCTGTGGTACTTGAAACTGCTGGTCGTGGCAAGACAACTCTTTTGTCGGAAAACCTTCGAGCAAAAACTAACCGCATTCTTTGGCCTTCAGCCGAACAAGCCTTGCCTTCCATACAGGCTGAACTCCGAGCGCTAGTGTTGCGCGTAATTGCAACGGTAAATCAGGAGTTGAAGTAATGGCTGTAAACATTCCCATCATCAGCGAGTTTGACGGCTCTGGTATTAAGAAAGCCATTTCTCAGTTCAAGGACTTAGAAACAAATGGGCAAAAGGCTCAGTTCGCTATTAAGAAGGCTGCTGTTCCTGCAGCTGCTGCTCTTGTTGCTTTAGGCGCTGCTTTATTTGATGCCACTAAAGGCGCTATTGAAGATGACGCTGCACAAAAGAAACTAGCCCTTCAGTTAATGAACAGCGCTGGCGCTACTGATGCCCAGATTGCAGCAACGGAAACGTGGATATCCACACAAGGCAAAGCGCTTGGCGTAACAGATGACGACCTTCGTCCTGCTCTTGCTCGATTGGTTAGCCAAACCCATGACGTCACCAAAGCCCAAGAACTTGCCTCGCTTGCTATGGACGTGAGTGCCGGAACTGGCAAAAGTTTAAGCGTTGTCACAGAGGCAATCGCAAAAAGTGCAGGAGGCTCAACGGCTGCCTTAGCCAAACTGTCACCCGAACTAAAGCAAATGGCAAAAGACGGCGCAACAGCAGACGAAATGATGGCCGCTCTTTCTGGCACTTTCATGGACCAAGCAACAGTTGCTGCCGACAGTGCCCAAGGACAATTCAAGCGTCTAGGTATTGCCCTATCGGAAACCAAAGAGTCAATAGGTGCTGCACTCATTCCTGCCGTTGAAGCCATGCTTCCATTGCTCACTTCGTTCGGTAACTGGGCGCAAGAACACCCTGAAATTTTGCTTGCTATTGGAGCCGCCATTGCCACCATTGCTGCCGCCATTGTTGCTGTAAACATTGCTATGGCTCTGAACCCGTTCAGCCTCATTGCCATTGCAGTTGTTGGTTTGGCCGCTTTGCTTGTGACGGCTTACAAGAAGTTCACGCCCTTCAAAACTGTTGTGGATTCAATCTTTGGCGCTATGGAATTTTGGATTGGCGAAGTAGTCATTCCATTGTTCAATACTTTGCTATCAACCGTGAAGGCTGTGTTCAACGGCATTGCTCGAATCTGGAACAGCACAGTTGGCAAGTTGTCATTCAAGATTCCTGATTGGGTTCCGGGTATCGGCGGAAATGGTTTTTCAATGCCAGATATTCCGATGCTTGCCAATGGTGGAATTGTGACTAGCCCGACTCTTGCCCTTATTGGTGAGGCTGGCCCTGAGGCTGTTATTCCTCTTTCGCAAATGGGCAACATGGGTGGTGGCATGAACATCACAGTTCAGGCTGGCCTCGTCTCTACCCCAGACCAAATTGGTCAGCAAATCATTGAAGCCATCCAACGCGCTCAGCGTCGTAGTGGTCAGGTCTTTGCAGCC